ATCCTGAACGTCTCCCATCACTTGGAGTGAGTAGTAAAGAGATGTTTGGGGGCTATCCAGCCACTCCTCAATGAATGCCTCATCATAGGTGACCACATCGGACCAACTATTGAATGAGTATCCATGAAGAAGACCCGTCTTATCGAGCATACGGACAATCTCATCCGTTACTCGCTTGTAGTTATCCCAGCCAACTTCAGATGCGATCTCAACAGGACCGTAATCAAAGCTCTGGACGCCAAAGGTACCGCTATCACGGTCTACTTGGCGGGCAATAGGAGGTGCAATCTCAGGACAGGTAGTGTACCCATCCAGGTCGGTATAACGGTAGCTACAGGACGCTGTGGGGGCAATAGCAAACGCTCGATCCATGTTATTGATGCGAGCAGTATGCGCTGCTGTGATGATACCAGCATTGAGTTCTGCTGCAAGAATATGAGCAGGAGTCTGTGCCATCAACCCATCATTAATATCCTTAAGTGCCTTACCGAATACCTCATAGGTTACATTGTAACGCCTCAAAAGGTTGGCAAGTCCCAGCATTCCGAGACCGACTTGGCGATCAGTGCTTGAAGGCAGATATTCCCCGCTTTCTCCAACATTTGTTTTTCCGTGAAGTGAGCACAATTCGGACATTCCGTTGACGAACGCACTTTGAATGTCATTGAGTTCACATCCACCGAGGTTGACATGTTGAAGTAGACAGGTACCCCGTGAGGGCAGGTAGACTTCCAAGCATACGTTACCCCTGATTCGATTTCCATTTTTGTCTACTTTAGTTTTGTTGAGCCAGATGTCACCCTTCTTGATGCCTTCAAGTAGAGCAGTCTTTACTTCTTGTGTTGCTTCGTCCCACCAATGTTGGTTAATATTGATGCAACGCTTAACCCAAGGTAGGTCAGCCCTACTAACACTGATAAACTCAAGCACATCAGGATGGCTGAGATCAAGATGGCATACAACTGCTCCATTCTTGTAAACACCACCACGCCTCAGGATTTCATTAAGGGTGGAATAGATCTTGGCAAAGGAAACAGGGCCAGATGCCACAAGACCCTTGCTATTCTCAGATCCTTTGTGACGGATCTTGGAGAGGTGTACTGCAACGCCCGCTCCATAGCGTAGAGCATGACTAACGAATCGCCACGAAGCTTCGATTCCATTTGGTCCCTCCATTGTGTCTTCAACAACGAAGACAGTGCAGCTCACAGGGAGACGAGATGTTGGATCATCAATCCAACTTTGTACACGGCCAGTACGTGCGATGAGTTCTTTTTCCACAGTTGTATTAGACAAGATCAATCAGTGATGGTTCTTTGTAGTTAGGCCCTTTAAGGATCTTTCCATCCTCACGGCGAATGGGCTTGCCGTCTTCACCAAGCTTGCTCATGTTGCTTGCATGGACTCGGTTGTATGCGGTCTGCAGATCCCAACCAAAGCAAGCAGCCATCTGATGACATACGTACATCAGGTCAGCAAGCTCCTTCAGTAGGTGCTCACGTGCTCGTTTGTTCGTGATGTCCTTTAGGAGATCAAGGTAAGCATGAGCAACTTCTAGATGTTCCTCATCGATCAAATTCTGCTGCAGTTTCAAAGAGGAAGTCGTCAACCCGAGCGGCAGCTCGTACGCTTTCCGAAACTCGTGTGCTGCTGTTTCGTAGAAACTCACGTTCGTTTTCAAGGTAGTGGATTGCTTTTGTTAAATCGTCAATTGGATCTTCTGTGGGTTTCTTCCCACATCGAGCGATGTATTTAACCGCATTACCAAGATGGAAACTTAGTTGTTGCTCTCGGATGAAGTCTCCGACTTTCCAACTGGATCCGTAATGCTCTGGGCTAATGGCCATTGTTTTACAAGATTTGAAACAGTATTAGTAAGACAGAAGTTCTGATGTTGCAACGCAAGAAGGACAGTAATGATGTCCTCCTTTCTTGCTTCAGGCAGCAAGTCGTTCAGGCGCCGCATCTTGAACTGCTGCTCCACCGTCATCTCCAAAACGGGAGGTGGGGGTCCAAAGGATTGGCTCATTGGTTTCGTGGTTGTAGTCGGAGTGTTGGAGAATCCTCGCGAGACGTGCATTAAGAAGAGCATCATCTTCAGTCATCCCTCGTTCTTCAAATGTTTGAACAACTGTTTCCCAACAGCAGCCATGTTTATCCAGAAGAGCATCAGCACGTTTGATGCCAATCCCAGGAGCACCTGCGTAACCATCTGTCTGGTCACCACTCATCGTTTGAATCAGATGCCATCGATCTCCCTCCTCCTTGGTGATTTCAATCACAGGATTCTTGAGGTCAAACAGCAGCCCTGGTATCTGTCTCATGTCCTTATCAGGTGAGCAGATAATCAGTTCGTTCTCTGATTCAATTGGATCGGTGGCGTAGATACCAATGGCATCATCAGCTTCCAGGTTGTCAACCATCATGGTGATGTAGTTGTCACCACACCAATTGAGCAAACGCTTGTAGCCGCAGGGCTTCTTTCTATTTCGATGACCCTTGTAATCCGGGAAAATTTTTTTCCTGAAATTCTTTGGGCTACTGAAGAACAGGATGAAGTCATCGAACTGACCCATGCATTCAGCAATGGACATCAGCTCTTTCTGGAACATCTCCAGCACTTCCGAGAACCGACTTGTGACAACGATTACGTCGTCATTGAAGTCGATTTCATCTTCACAAGCGGCACATGTTTTGTACGCAAGGAAGTCAGCGTCAATAAGTAAGGTCATCGGCCTTGCCCCTTACGCAATTTCTTTGTGCCTTTTTGGAGTGAACGGGTTCCGTTTCCCTGGTGGGTGTGCTTGAACTTGGCACGTGATTCAAATTGTTTCTTTGCGAGGTTTGTTTTGGATTTGGTTGGGGGCATTGGCTACATAGTTCACAGCCGCCATCAAGCCAGCTAGGTTGTCACCTAACTTGCCGATAGCTGTATTGCAGTTCTGACAAATCCAGCCTCTAAACTTGTGAGTTACTGGATCGTGGTCAAAACACATCAATCGAGCAGACCGTCGATGTGACATTGGTCTGCTGCAGATTTGACAAGGCGTACCTTCTGGAGGACGTTGCTCCCGAAGTTTTCGGTTAAAGCCTTTTCCGAAGCAATCCTTTGCAGCCTGTCTTTTTGAATAGGAAGACTGAAGGTTGCAAACTCGACAACATGTCATCTTTCTAGACTTACCAGATCGACGGGAGTTGTCTTGGTAGAATTCAGAAGAGTCTTTAGTCAGCCCACATTTAGTGCACTGAATAGAAGTCGGGGCCGATCTTTCCGACTGCGTCGATTGGACATCGCAGCTTGTAGAACTCTCCTGCGGCTTTGGCGCAGTACTCAAGTATGAACTTCATATTGTCGGCATGAGCCGGGGTACATTCATAAAACAGAGCATCGTGAATGAAAGCCAACTGGTAGCTCCCAAGTTGCTGCTCTTTGATCAGCTCATCAATCATGACCATCCATCGCTTAGCTACAACACCAGCACTGGATTGAAGAAGATAGTTCAGGGCTTTGTGAGGCCCATCAACTTGTATTCTTCGTCTATCAATTGAATTGATGTACTTAGCTGATTGAACCTTTTTCTTGACGGCTTTAACAAGATAATCAAGACCTTCAATTGCATCAAGATACGCTTGCCGTATCTCTGCTCCCTTCTTTTTTGCCTTATCGGAAGAAAGCTGAGGGTCATAGGAAAGTCCGATCTTTTCGTCCCCCGCCCCATAAAGAAAAGCATAGGTAACGGTTTTGACGAGCTTACGACTAATGCCAATCTTGTCGGCATTAACTTGGTGGATGTCGCCATTAAGCAAGATTTCACCATAGCGACCACCGTCAAACGGAGCAAGGTAATGCGCGAACATCCTGAGTTCGATGCCGCTAAAATCGGCCCCAGCCATGACCATTCCTGGAGTGGCTCTAAATAGTCGTTGGAACTTTTCTCCACTAGGAATCTGGGCAACGTTTGGATTACGGTGACAACATCTATGGGTGGCAGCAGCGACTGCACAGTTGTGGTGGATTCGGCCCTTTCTGACCAGCTTTAGCCAGGCGTTGTTGCCGTCTGACAACATGCCAAGCTGCTTAGTCAGTTCCAAACACTGAAAGAAGTCCAGAGCGATTGGAGTACCTATGTCCTTTAGAACTACTTCGTCAATAGTTGCTTTCCCAGATTCTGTGAACTGGGTTGGCTCCCATCCATAGAACTGCTGCATAACCCACGCGATGTGATCTCGCGAGGTTGGGCTAAGATCCTTGATGCGCGTAAAAGGGCATCCAGGTAGATATCCCTTGGTCTTGTTAGAACGACGAGGAGTAAACTCGCCTCCCGCAACGAAAGGGTGCCGCTGTCGAAGAGACCCTTGCAGCGAGTCAAATGCAGATCGAAGTTCGCATTCCAACTCATGAGCGGATCGTTCGTCGAAGTACCATCCATGCAACTGTTGTTTGGTGAGGATTTGTGCAACCTGATGTTCTAGTAAGATCCAGTCAGGTATTTGTGGAAGTGCTTCCATAGTTTGTGTGTGACCTGCAAATCCTGTACGCAATAGTCCTCCATGTCTTGAGACCAAGTCTTCCAGTCAGTGTGCTTAGCAAAGCCACCCTTGTATTCACCCAATCTGTAACCGTATGCCTCTAACGAATGTCGTCCGTAGAGTTGGAGTGGCATGTGGTTCCACTTCCGAGTCTGATCAATCTTAAGCAGATCAGGATGATACAAACGACTAAGAATAAGAGTGTCAATTGTTCTCGGTGGTATAAACCACGGGTAGAACTTCTGGATGACTGGGATGTCGTAATTAATTACGTTCTGACCAATGATCGTCTCAGCACCTTCAAGCATCGTGATGGCACGTGCAATAGGTTCTTGAGTGCCTTCGTCATTGAAGACATAAACCTCATTGTTATCAAGGTCTTTGATAGCAACACAGTGAATGGTGGTAAGGTTGTCGTACAGGCCGTCAGTCTCGATGTCAAAGAGAAGGTTCATTCAATAGACATCGTTGGTTTGCCAGTGAGGGTCCACTCCGTAGTAATCACACAAAACCTCAAAAACAATCGGTAGTGTGATCACGCGACCTGAATTGCTTATCTCACCACGCTCATGCATGGCGATCATTTCATCTGAAGTGCAGATGATGACTGAGTCAGACATCTAAAGGATTTGCAGGGTACTTGATTACAGCTTCAAATTCCTGAATTGTGTCAGCCCTAAATGGCTGAGCCCGTTGCACCATTTCAGGTGTTGGTGGGTTGGGCCGAATCAATCGAGATTCATACCGACGTTTACCTGCGGTGCTCGGATCCTTCCACACAGGCTGCATAGGAAGACGACCACGCAGGTTGTAAGGATCAAAAGTCTGTTGTTGGGTCGAACTCTTGTTCAGCTTCATGCTCGATAAAACGGCAAGTGTTAAGGTCGTAAGTAAGCTCACAGCAAGGGCCAACTTCACCGGTGTACCGATTCTTGAGGACTCGTACAGTTGTTGTGGAGTTGGTTTGCTGATTCCGTTCAAGTGCAATAACGGCATCACTTAGTTGTGCAATGCTGTGTGATCCTCGTAACGAACCAAGGTTCACACGTGCTCCTTCTTCGTGACTCTGATCTCCACCAGGACGACGTAGATGTGAGACAAGAAACAACGAGATTCCAGTCCGTTCCACAAGAGAACGAAGTTTGGTCATTGTCTGGTCAATAACTCGACGTTCATCACCATCAAGACCACTCAACAGAATGCTGAGGTGATCAAGGAAGACGATCCTTACATCCAGACCCTGAGCCAAATATTCCACTCTGTTGTATATCACGTCCGGGTCAAAAGATCCGAAGCCATCAAACAAATAAAGCGGCCAATGTCCTAGGGTTTTGGAGTAGACATCTGTTAGTTCAGTGCGTGAGTGTTCACCAATGTGGTACGGCTTGCCTTCGGCTACGGACATCAGTCCCAAGGCGGTTCGACGGTTACTTTCTTCAAGTGCCAAATACCCAACTCGTTCTCCTTTGTTGAGAAGGTGAGTTGCGAGTTCACGACAGAAGCTGGATTTACCAATACCAGAGCCTGCAGTAATCGTGACAAGTTCTCCAGCCCTGATCCCGTGAAGCTTCTGTTGGAGCCCTTTGTATGGGTACTCATGGAGTCCATCATCGTTAGGTTTTAGGATCTGCTCTAGAAGATTCTTCGCTTCGACAATGCCATCTGGGCGGTATGGGGAAGCATTCCAGATTGCTTCTTTAATCGCTTGTACCTTGCCAGCCTGGAGTGCATTGGAAGCATCCTTGAAATCTGGCAAGTGAGCGATCTTAACTTTGCCTGGTGGCAATACCCCTGCCGCATCCTTCGCAGCCTGACGGCCAGCAGAATCCGAATCGAAACAGAGGACAACTTCTTCGTAGCCCTGGAGCCATTCAAGCTGCTTTTGAATCGCACGCTTGGCCGAATTGGCACCATCCGGTATTGATACCATCGGCCAATTCCCCGAGTAAGCTTGATAACACGAAAGCGCATCAAGTTCTCCTTCGGTGATAACCACTCGTTTCCCAGAACTTGGGAAGAGCTGCTGTCCAAATAATTGTCCATCAGGGTTCGATCCTTCCCAGCGGAATTGTTTGTCAGGGGTTTTTACCTTGGCACCAGTGCAACTTCCATCCTTTGCAAAGTAATGGAAGTAAAGTTGATTGCCTTCTCGATGGACTCGATACTTACGGCAAGTTTCTTCACTGAGACCACGTTTAGGTAGTGGTTCAGGTGTTCCCTTAATGGGAAATGTCATTCGTGGTTTTGACGATTTGACAGTGTTGAATTCACCAGATTCGCGATAGCCACACCCAAAGCACCAGCCATGGCCGTCGTCGTAACGAGCAAGATTGTCTCGACTACCACAACTAGGACAAGGTTCATGTGCAATACATTTACTGGTTTGATCGTCGATCACTTTTGTGAGTGAAAACGTTGGATCAATTCCTCGTAGCCATCCAATGCATCTTCAAAGCCTTCAACAATGTCATTCGGGGATGAATGCTTGTCGAGTGCCATGATCAGATTGATAGCTAGATCTTTGATCAGCTCTACATCAGCCATTCGATTGGGATACTGTGGAACGCACTCCAAAGAAAGCCGTGCTTTTCAGCCCACTTTGCGTACGTAGTTTTACTGCCTTTGTAAATCTTGTTATAGGGCGCTTGAAATACAAAGCGAATATCAAGGTCAGGGTTCTGATTCTTTACTGCCTTCATCTTTCGACGATCCTCTTCGGTCAGATGACCTTTCACCTCAAGGAAGATTCCATTCGGCAAAAGAAAATCAGGGCAGTAGTTATGTTGAATCTGATAAGCAACCTTGGTTGATTCGTACTCGTACTTCACGCCCAGGTTGGTGAGAAGATCAGCGACCTTCTCTTCCAACCCAGAGCGGAAAGCCATCGGAATTAGAAATCGATGTCGGTTTCAGTTGCAGGTGCCGGGGTCACGTTCGGATCCTCAGCCTTGAATCCCTTGGTTTTACCAAAGAGTTCAGCAACATCCTCAGCATCCATGTCACCAGTATCAACACCAGCACTGCTGGAAAGACTAATGATCTGGATACCTTTGAGCTTAAGACTGGTGCCGTAAGTGACACCATCCTTGAGGATGTAAGGCTTTTGGAAGAATGCCAATTTCACAGTACTTCCACTATAAACGGGAAGTGCTGTATTATTAACAACCGTACCTTCACTATCGACAATCGTGGGGCAGTTCTCCTCATTCCAAGAGAACTTGACTTTGTACTTACCTTCGGATACTTCTTCCCAAGGTTCAGGCTTTAGCGTTGCACGCTTTGGATTCTTCAGCTTAGATTCACACCACTTCAGAACCTCAGTACGGTCATCCTCAAGCTGTTGAATCAGGTCATCAGTAAAGACAGTAGCAAGTGAGTAACCAAACTTGCTGGGCTTCATCACAGCCTGATAGCCATCAAGAACAACAGGCTTTTCAGTGACGATAGTTTTGGGGGCCATTAACAAAAGAAATAGGTGGATTCAAGGACGGAGTCAAGATCAAGATCACCAATGATTGGTGGCTCTGTCTCTGCTCCGATGGCTTCAGCAAAGTCCACAAGTGGATTGCTGGTTGAAAAGATTTCGCAGTAGGTTTCCCTAACTACGCGATTCAGTGTTCCCATATCAGTTGCCCGACATAGAACTGAATCGTGGATCACCGTGAACGGTGCATTGAACTTCAGGAATGCTCGATGCAAGATCGAAGCATCCAACGAATGAATAAGATTGGGAGCTGTGCTGGATTTATGGCCAGCGATATCTGGTCCTTCGTGACCTGTAGTTAGGTTCACTTCGCAACGACCAAGAATTTGCAAAAGTACAGTCGATACTTTCCTTTTGCGTCTGTTTTGCTTAACAACAAAACCTGATGGCGTCTCCCAAGTAAGGTGATCTACGCCGCGTTTGAACGCTGCGCCAACTTCTTGTTTGATCCAGTCCATCACACGCATTGGACCGGGGACAACCTCATACATCGCATCTCTGACTGCATTAACAACCAGAGTGAGTTCCTCTGGTGTGAACTCTGCATTCTTTTCCTTGAGAGCTTCACGAATGTAAGCCCTGTTTGAATGCTTAGTTGCATTGTATGGAATGGTCATCACTGTTCTCTTTGTGACCTTCCGATCAAGGAGAGCAGCTAGGTGATCTGGCAGTTTTGGTTTTGCAACCTCAGCCACAACTTTGTATGCATCCTGTGGGTAGTCGCTAGGAACTACATTCACAAGTTTTGCTGTTGAATAGTCCCTTGCTAGCGCAGATAGGACCTGAAGTCCACTGCACGTTGCATCGACGGCACATGGAAGATTTGTCCAACTTCTAGTGCATTCAATGACACAAGCGTTGTACTCCTCACATGCAGCAAGGAACTGCCACGGCTCATCAGCAGCCTCCCACTCACCTAAATGCACTAGTGGATCAACTGCCACACGAGAAATCAGGCTTTGGTTCTGAAGAACCCAGTCCTGACGCTCCTTCATGGTGGATTTATCCAACCCATAGGTGGTTGCCACTTGGAATGCAAGCCACGCTTCTGCTTCATCCGTCATGAAGGACGGCTCAGCAAACTTTAGTAGTGACTTACCAAAGTCGGTGTCTTGTGGTGTAAGAAAGGCCGGGATCGGGTACGTACGACCTCGATAGTCAAATGACCAAGGAAGAAAGAATTGATCTTTCCCCTTGAAGATCTTGACAGTCTCCATTGTCATTCGTGTACGGCAGGACCGTTTGAATGACGCAGCGTTCTGGTTCAACACCTCTGCTGCTTGCCGTCTGTACTCGTGCCTAGCCTCTTCGTTCTCCGCGATGTCGAACGGTTTGTTAGGGAGGGGTAGCTCAATGATCGGCAAGAACTTACCGACCTTGTACTGACGCTCCATCAAGGTCTCTGCCACATCGACGATGAACTCGTTGAGCGTGTAGGCAACCTTCTGGAGCTTGTTCAAAAACAGGAGTGGCGTGTTCCCCTGTACTAATCCGTTATCGCCCCTGCGAACCATCTCATGCCCGTGCATAACCTCGTTGAGGAGGTAGCCACCAGCCTTGATGGGGCTCCAATCTCGTGGTGGGACCAACATAGGCCATGCCATTGGAGCAAACATCAGCGCGTCTTGCATCAGTTCTTCCTTTTGCATGGCAAAAAGAAGGCTTGGAACAATCAAGGTGCAGCGCTTTTTGTCTTTGATGACCATGTGTTTGTCAAACCACTTAGTGGCCTTCATCACACAGTCAAGAAGCCACCCACCAAGCTTTGCCCTTGTGGCAGTGGGCCAGTTGTCCCAGTGATGCTCATGGCGATTCATCATCGTTCGAGCCACCGTGGCTTTCTGCTTTGTGCCACAGGCGCTGTGCCAGTACTGCCGCTTGATGCGGTCATACAAGTCAGGATCCTGCGATTCATACCAACGGAGCTGACACTCCTGCTCCAAAGCCTGGCCAATGGCTGTGATCACATTGGCGATCTCATTGGCCCTGTCCTTTGGGCTGAACACCTTGTCAAAGGTCAGCTTCAACGCAATCGCTGCTGCTGCCTCCGGTTCGATCTCAGCGAGGTACTGGTGGATGGTGGCGAACTCAACGCCGTTTTTGCCCTCATGGATGCGCTTAAGGGTGTCCTGTATGACCCGTGACACCGCTTCAAGGGCTGCCTGAATACTTGCGCTCCCATAGACCGTTGCCGACCCGTAGGAGCGCTCCTCCAGCTTGCGTGTGTTGTCTAGAAGCCGTTCCCGCCCGTAGGCAATGGCGCGTTTCTCCAGCTCAATTTGTTGCTCGGTGAGAGCAGGTGAAACCATGTTGTCTCAAGAAATGTGTGCGGTTAGAACCGGTGTTTAGGGCTATGCATTAGTGGAGCGTCCTAAACAAAAGAAAAGACGGGGACTAGCCCCGCCTTTATGCCGTAATGCAATTCTCAGCGCCTGGAACCTGAAACTAGCGCGTCTACCAATTCCGCCACATCCGCAGGTGGCACAAGGTCAACTGCCGCAATCGATCTTAGGGATGATTTAGCCAGTTTGACCGTGTTGGTCTCGGTTTTGGACTCGCCGAGATGGCGTTCCGAACCCGATGAAAAGAGCGTATCACAGCCAAGGTAGAAGCCACTAGAACCGAGTTGCTGCAGCTAGTTGTGGCATTGAAGCCAGCAATTGTTGCAAAGCATTAACCTGGCTGAGGAGCTGCTCGTAGGACGGCTGAGCGGGCTGAGGCACGGGCTGGGTGGCCCGATGAAGCTGTTGATTCAGCGCCTCTTGAGCTTGATTACGAGCCACGTCCGAGATCTTGCAATAACGAAGGGTGGTCTCGATCCGTTTGTGACCCATCAAGTCTTTGATGGTCATCGGCGGTACACCAGACTCATTGAGAAACGTTGCATAGCTATGTCGT